AGTCTATAAAGAAATTAAATTTAGGAGAGTAAACATTATGGCTGAACAGACATTTAAGTCTCCAGGATTTTTCGAAAGAGAGATCGAAGTAATTAGTCGTCCTCTAACACGAAATACAGCTACACCCGTTGGTGTAATTGGTCCTGCGAAAAAAGGGCAAGCTTTTGTACCAAAAACAGTAACAAGCGTTGATGAATTCATTAAAGAATTTGGAATGCCAGATCAAGACACGTCTGCAGCCCACGCAGTTTCTGAGTTCTTCGCAGAAGGCGGAAAAGCTGCAACGTTCTGTAGAGTTTTGGGATCAGGATCTTCAAGTAAAGACGGCACATACCAATATGCTGGATTTAAGGTTACAGGTACACCATTTTCAGGACATACTAATAGAGCAAAAGGTGGTGTACAGTTTATTGTTGCACAGCACGAAGTTAATCTAGCAGAACACGTCACATACGGTATTTTTAATGATAATGATTCAATTAAAACTGCAATGGATTCAGATCCGTCTACTGGCAGTGTAACAGCTGACCAATCTGCTGATCAACAAATTCAGCTTGTAAGAGCTATGGTTCTTTTAGCAGAAGATCATGTTATGACTGTAACACAAGTTGGAGTTAGTGATCATGAAGATAACGATGTAGCAAACATTTCAGCAAAAGGTTTGTTTGATATCAAAATAGTCAAAGAAGATGCCACTGACAATTTAGCAAGTGCTGTAGAAGTACATACATTTACAGTATCATTAAATCCTTCAAGTGATCAATACATTTCAAAAGTTTTAAATACAGATCAATTTGCTTTTTCTGGTAAGAAGCATCTTTTGTATGCAGACTTTCCTGTTGAAGATGTTTTAGCATCTACAGAAAAAACAAATGGTATTGCTGGCGGTGTTGCTGTAGTAAGAGGAAAAGGTACTGCTGCTTCTTTCTTAGGGCACTATGGAGACTTTTCTGCAAGATTTGAAGCACCAAAAACAACGTCATTTATTTCACAACCTTTTGGTACGTCTGAATATGATCTTTTTCATTTTGAATCTTTAGATGACGGCTCGTATGCGAGCGGAGACTATAAAATCTCAATAGCAGATCTTAAAGCATCTACAGAAAAAAACAATAAGTTTGGCTCATTTACAGTTCAGCTTCGTAAAATTGACGATACAGACGATGCACCAGTTATTCTTGAATCTTTTGCAAGATGTACATTAAATCCAGATTCAAAAAACTATATTGCAAGATTAATTGGTGATCAAAAAGTTTCTTTATCATTAGACGTAGATACAGATGATGAAAAGAGATTAGTAAGAGAAGGTACATTTGCTAGTAAATCTAGTAGAATTCGTGTTGTAATGTCTGACGAAGTTTCTCGCAGAGAAGTTCCAGAAGGTGCTTTACCTTTTGGATTTAGAGGAATTCCTGCACTCAAGACAACAACAACAGGAAAAGACGCACAAGGTTCTAGCGATAACACAACAAATCTTTTAATAGGAAGAGACGATGGCAACGATGTAATATCAGCAATAGCGAACTCAACTAATAAATTAAGTCATTCTATATTACCTCCTTTACCTTTTAGATCCAAAGTTACTAAAGGTAGTATGACTCAAACAGGAGATACATACTTTCAAGCTTACTTTGGTCAAGTTTTAAAATCAGACGGAACCAAACAATCTCGAGAAAGTGTTAAAACTTCTCTTTACTGGGGACTTCATACATCAAGAGTTAAGTCTATTGATAAACCAAACGATGCAGGTTCTTTAGACTTTAATCCTTTAATTAAGAGATTAACTAAATATCTCGGTAAACCTTCTGATATTAAATTCAGCGGTTCAGCTGCAGATAAGTTTAACAACAACAAATTTTCTCTTGCAAAAATTGCATTTCCAGAATCTGATGTTGCTAACGTAAAAGGATCAGTTTATGATGCTTTCTTAGAAGCAGTTTATGTTAGAAATGCTGACGTTGATAGTGACTTTTATGATTCAATTGCACATACTATTGACATGAACCAAGCTGCTAATGACCCTTTTAATGATGAAGATGGAGTTAATGATTCGAAAAGAACTCGTGCTTCAATGGCACAGTTATTAGTAAAAGATCCTGCTAAGTTTAATAAATATAGCTTAATGGCTAAGTTTACAGCTCCTTTTCATGGTGGGTTTGATGGATTAAATATTTTAGATAGAGATGAATATTTCTTAACAGATAAATCAACATCAACAGAAACTGGTGGTTTAGCAGCATCAACAGGATTAAACACAAATACAGTTATTTCTTATAGAAACGCTGTACGTCTTATGACTGACGAGATGGTAGTAGATCATAATGTATTAGTAGTTCCAGGAATTAGAGACAATTTAATTACAGACTTTGCTGCGCGTAGAGTCAAAGATTTTGGAAAAGCTATTTATCTAATGGATATTGCACACTATACATCAGCAGGAACTCGTATCTTTGTTGATTCAAGAGGCGTTGCAAGTGGTGTTGCTGATGTTGATGAGACATCATCTAAGTTTACTGCAAGAGAAGTTGATTCATCATATGTTGCATCATATTTCCCTGATGTGATGATTAGAGACAGTGGCGATGATGAAACAGCATTACAAACCAATCAGCGTCGCAAGCGTGTTCCATCTTCAGTAGTAGCACTAGGTGCATTGGCAAGAACTGATCGATTGAATCAACCATGGTTTGCTCCTGCTGGTTTCTCTAGAGGATCGCTTGATCGTGTTGAATCTTTAGATATTAGACTTAATGCAGCAGATCGTGATGCTTTATATGAAGCAAGCATTAATCCGATTGCTAACTTCCCAAACAATCAATTTGTCATCTTTGGACAAAAGACAACTCAAATTGCACGTACAGCATTGGATCGTGTTAACGTTAGAAGACTTATGATTAACATTAAGAGAAGAATCCAAAAGATAGCTCAAGGTTTGCTTTTCGAACAAAACAACGCAGCTACACGTAATCGATTCTTAGCACAAACATCATCAGTTTTGGCTGATGTAAGAGTTAAACAAGGAATCGAAGACTTCCGTGTCATTATGGATGAAACAAATAACTCAGCTGAAGATGTGGATAACAACAGACTTAACGGTCGTATCATTGTTGTCCCGACAAGAGCAGTTGAATTTATTGCAATGGACTTCGTTATTACTAATAGTGGCGTAGAATTTCCATCTTAAGAATAGTTATTAATAAATTATAAAAAAATAGGAGAAATATTAATATGGCTGGACAAGGCTCAGCGCGAGTTACATTGCGCGAAATAGACTTATCACAAGTAAGAAACACACAGCAATCCCCACAAGGTGTTCCAGCTGCTGTTGTTGGTACCGCGAGAAAAGGTCCAGCCTTTGTCCCGCGCACATTTGCCAATATGCAGCAGTTTAATGAAGTTTTTGGGAGCATGTTAGAAGTTGGAAGAGATGCAAACTCAAATCTTCCTGGACCGCTTGCACTTAATGAATGGATGAAATCTGCACAAGCAGGAACATTCCTTCGTGTATTAGGTGTAGGAGACGGTACAAAAGCTATCACAGGAACAACTGATGCCTCTTTAGGTAAAGTTTCTGACGCTGGTTTTATTGTTGGTAACAAATTAGTACAATCAAGAAGTGGAAACAACAGTGCTGGTAAATTAGGAGATAATCCACACGCCGTTACAGATAATTCTGCATTAGCTGAAGGTGTAGGTAAAACACACTTTCTAGGATGTTTTATGTCAGACAGCATTGGATCTTCATTTTTGCAAGATGCAGGTTTACAAACAGCTACAACAAGTATCTCTACTTTAATAGATCTAATATCAGTTAATAGTGTAGACACAGGACACGAATTACAAGTATTTATTCCTAAAGAAGTTGCAAGTACAACTTCTGATGTTACACTTACAATTAGATTTGTTGCTAATAATGCAGCTTTACCAGCATTCGCTGCAGATAATACTTGCAGCATTGCTGATAACACCATTTTAGTTGTAAAAGGAAATGGCGGTACTCAAGCTAAGCTATATTTAGAAACTTTGTTTAATTTGAATGTATCTGCTGGTTCTTCTTCAAAAAATTATGATTCTGACGGAGATGATGCTACTGACATTTTAAGATTTAATAAATTAAGTGTAAGCGTAGGAGATGTTTTTGATAAAGCTGATGGTACTGCTGCTACTACACAATTAACAATTTCACTTGCAGCTGCTAATGTAGCAGGAGACTTTGTTAAGTTTACACAAACAGTTGGTGGAACAACAATTATGGGAAGCCCAGTTAAGTTTTTAGCTGGAGCAAATCCTGCTACACCAGTTATTAGAGGCGTTCTTATGACACCTCAAGGTGTTAAAGCATCAATGGACGTAACTTCAGGTTTAAGTACTAGTAATATTTTAATTGCTTCTTCTAAAGCAAATGCAGAAGCAAGTATAAGAACTGCTGCATATAGTAAAGATTTTGGAAAAGATTTAACTGCAGACTTAGCTGGTTATGTAGTAGGTGAAGTAGATCCTGTTTCACAATCATTTAAGTTGTTGTTAAATGGCTTTAGTAATACAGAACACCCAGCAATTATTAATTGTTCTTATGATCCAGATGATGATTCATACTTTGCTAAAGTTTTAAATACTGATCCAACAAAGATTGAAGAAAAAGGTCATTATTTGTATGCACACTGGAGTGTTGATAAAAATGTTGCAGTACCTTCTGCTTCTGGGCTTAAGCATGCAAATGTACAACTAAGTGGTAACTATGAAAACATGATGGGCTTTGTAATTGCAGGAGCTGGAAATGGCTCTTCAGATTTACCTGACTATGATAGCTTTGAACAAAGATTTCAAACTGCAAAGACTCCGTGGATTGTATCACAATTTACAAGTGTAAGTGACAATAAAGCTGCAAGACCTGCAACAGCAGAAGCAGGTGGTGCTAAAAAACTATTTAGACTTTATTCTCTAAATGACGGTGAAGTTGGTAATACACAATTTAGATTATTAATTAGTGACTTAAGATACAATGGTGCTAATGATTACGGTACGTTTACTCTTTCTTTAGAGAAATTTGACTCTGATCCTGTTAGAGGAGAGACTTTAATTTCTTGGAAGAAGGCAGACCTTAATCCTGACAGTCCTAACTTTATCGGGCGTTTGATTGGCGACGAGCATACATATTACGACTTTGATTTAGATTCTGATAAGCAAAGATTAAAAACTAAAGGTTCTTATGCACTTAAAAACGATTATGTAAGAATTGAGCTTTCTGATGAAGTCAAACAAGGTTTAATTGATCCTAGTATGTTGCCAGCTGGTTTCCAAGGCCATTCACATTTAAGAACAGCAATTACTAATAATTTTGTTGAACAAGCTTCTATTGAAACAGCAGCAGCAAACTGTGTCTTTACCACAGATGTCGGAGGTACTAAATCAACAATTCTATCAAGTGCAGAAGTTTTACCTTTAGACTATGTAAAGAGCATAAGCAGAGTAATTTCAGGATCAACTGAAGAGGCTGACTCAGATTTGGCTTGGGGCGTTAAGTTATCTGTAAGAGAAAACAAAGACTCTGGCAAAAAAGAATTGGTTGAGCAAATCTTTAATCATTCTGTTAAGTCATGGACAAAGTTCTTCCCAGAGCTAGGACAAAGTCATGCATTTGAAACTGAGGGTAAAGAAACAGATCAATTCCAAAATTCTTTCTTCTCTCTTGAGAATATTGAACTAGGAAGTGATTCAGCATCAGCAGACTGGAATGGCTCTAAATACGTTAGAAAACCTGCATTAACAACAGATAGATTTGTTACAATTTCACAAGATGCTAAGGGTGGAAACGTTAAGTACTTAAAGTTCCGTTGTTTATTTCAGGGTGGATTTGATGGTGTCAATATTTTTGATCAAGAAAAAGCAGAGTTAACAAGTGTAGCATCTGTACGTGAAGGTCAAGATGAGACAGTAGCTCAAAAGTTTACTGGGCCTACAATTATGTCATATAGAAGAGCAATAGACGTACTTTCAGACAAGTCAGCAGCCGACTTTCAGCTGCTTTCAATTCCCGGGCAAAGAGCTTCTCAAGTTACAGACTATGCAATTGATGCATGTGAAGATCGATTTGATGCTTTGTTGGTGATGGATGTTGTAGAGAAAACATCAGAGACACATCATGTTGAATTATCAAGTGAAAAACCACATGTTAGAAATACAATTTCTTCTTTTGAGGATCGTTCATTAGATACTTCATTTGCAGCTGCATATTTCCCTGATGTTGTAATTAGAAGACCTTCAGATAGTGCACCTGTTATTATGCCTCCTTCAGTTGGTATGATGGGTGTAATGAGTCGTAATGATTCAATTGCTGATCCGTGGTTTGCTCCAGCAGGTTTAAGTCGCGGACGTTTAGGTGCGATTGATTCACAAGTTCGAATGAATCGTGATCTTTTGGATGAGTTATATGATGCTGATATTAATCCTGTTTATGTACCAGCTGGTCGTAGTGGAGAGGTTTATGCATTTGGTCAAAAGACTTTACTACAAGATGCATCTGCTTTAGATCGCATTAATGTAAGACGTTTATTAATTGACATTCGTCGTAAAGTTAAAAAAGTTGGAGAGCAACTTTTATTTGAGCCTAATAGAGCATCAACACTTGAAAAATTCTCTGCGTTAGTTGAACCAATTATGGCAAACGTACAACAGAGAAAAGGTGTTGAGAGATATAAAGTTCAAATTAACACAACAACAACGACTCAAAATGACGTAGAAAATAATACCATTCGTGGTAAAATTTACTTACAACCTACAAAGAGTGTAGAATTTATTTCACTAGACTTTGTTGTGGCTAATACAATTCAACAATAAATTAATTTAAATGGATATATATAATAAAGAATTTAGGAGTTTTTAAACATGGCTGAGACACTATCCGTTACAGAGATGATACCCAATAAGTTTGAACCAAAGAGAAAAAATCGATGGGTCTTTGCTATTGAGGGTATCGATGCTTTTCTTATGAAGTCTGCAAGTAGACCTTCATATTCTACAAATGAAACACAAATCCCGTTCATCAACAGCACTCGTTATCTTGCAGGCAAGACAACTTTTGAGACAATGTCCGTGACTCTTCATGACCCAATTGCACCTTCAGGAGCACAACAAGTTATGGAGTGGTTACGTACACACTTTGAATCTGTAAGTGGTCGTGCTGGATATGCTGATTTTTATAAAAGAGATTGCCAACTAAAAATGCTTGATCCAGTTGGTACTGTTGTTGAACTCTGGGACATTAAAGGCGCATTTTTACAATCTGCAAATTTTGGAGATCTTTCTTATGACGGTGATGAGCCTCAAGAAATTTCAATGACTATAAGATTTGATAATTGTGTGTTGCAATACTAATTAACAAATATATCTAGAG